CTCATTATACTTCCTTAAACAATATTAATTGTGCCAGCCATTGCGCTGTGATATTGACATACATAATACAATGTACTTGGTGCATCCATTTGCACAGTCCAAGTAATAGTACCACTTTGTGTTCCAGGATTTGTTACATTATCAGTATACAAGTTACTAGCATTGTAAGCACCACTTGATGTTTGAATATGGAAAGGATGTCCTGAACTATTAACTGCAAATTTGTATGTAAATCCACGATATAGATATAATGTTGCGTTGTCATCACCATCAGTACCTGCACCGTTAAACGTATAACGTCCACTATCTGGTGCCGTAACAGTAAATGTTGGGGTGTTGTCTGCAGGAATATCACTTGTTAGTGCTAATGTACCTGTGCCGCTTGGTATAGTATGCGTATTAATAGTTGTTAAACTGGTTAGGTCTGCATCTAAACTTAAACTTAGCGCAAATCCAGCAGCATCAACATTAATTTGTCCTGTTGCACCAGTTACTGTTAATGTTTCACTTGCAAAAGTTACACTACCTGTTCCTGTGTTACCAGCAGTATTGACACTAGTTGCACCGCCAGCAGATCCAGCTGTCGCTACCCAAGAACTGTTTTCATAACTCTCTAATTGGTTAGTTGTAGTATTGTAAATCATATCACCATTTACAGGACTTGCAATAGCATTACGTGTAGTTGTTGTAAAACTTGCTAACCTAAATGGTGTGTCTGTAACTAGTACACGGTTTGTTGCATCTAGTTCGATGTTAGCACCAGCACTAATTGTCTGTGTGCCAGAACCAGTTGCAGTAATATTAGTTGCAACTAAGTTAACCACTGTTAATGTGTTGGTACTTGCGTTGTATGTAAAGTCAGCTTCTGCACCAAATGCGCCGCTGTTGTTGTATTGTACTTGTGTGTCAGAGCCGCCAGGTGTTCCGCCACCACCACCGCCAGTTTGGTCTGCTACCCATGCATAGTCAGTTCCATTCCAACTTAGTATTTGTCCGCTTGATGCGCCACTTACGTTTAGGTGTGTGTCAACATCACTGTCAGTATAACTACTACCACCTGATATAGTGCCTGGTTCCCAAATACTATTTGCATTGTCCCAAACAAGAGCTTGACCATCTGTAGGGGCAACAGTGGTGGTGTCTACGTCTGCTAAAAAGTCTATGCTAATATTGGTAGCCAAGTCGCCCACGGCAACTGTGTTTGCTGCAATTTCTCTAGTTGTTACAACATTTTCAGCAATCATGCCTGCTGTAATTGCATCTGCTCCAAGTGAACTACCTGCGCTGTCTGCGGCTGGTGCCCATTCTGAACCGTCCCATTTTAAAACTTGTCCAGTACTTGGTGCCGTGCTACTTACGTCAGTTAAACTACTGGTAGTAAGTGCATCCATTGTTGATTTATTTGCTAATTCTAACCAGCTTCCTGCATGAGCATAGTATGCTCCTCCAGTAGCGTGTACATGAGCAAACATTCCATGATAGCTTGATGCTGATGGTAATGATGCTAAGTCTGCATATAAAAATGTAATTTTGTTAGAACCTGTTAGTTCTAGTTGTCCACTGTTGACAATGGTAGTTGGTGTGCTTCCGCCCAATGCATTATAAACTTCAAGAAAGTTATCATTAACTTTGTCCATTGCATCACGGAGTGGATCGCCTGTACCATCGTTAGGTGTGGCGCCTAAATTTAAATCTTGTTTTGCCATATCAAAATCCCCTGTTGCTATTATTTATGCTTATCAGGACTCAAAGTTGTATTTTGATATAGTTGAGTATTAAGCACAAAGTTCTCCACAGTTAGTTTTGTTAAACTTGCAGCAGCAACCAATAGTTGCTTGTCATCTTCAATTTCTCTAATCATATCCAACACTTGTTGTGCCATCATTAGATATGCATCTTCTTCTTTTATACTTAACATTCCCCAATCAATAGGATCAACCTGATCTATGTGCATTGCCAGATCAGCTAATTGTGATGGGGTAACTCTATTGATCATATTAGTTCTATTTCTCTCTAAAGTCCAAATCGTTGCCTTTACGATTATACCACATTTCAAATGTATCTGTTTTCCAGAGTGCTTGTCGATTATTACTTTTCTTAGGAGCCATGTTGTACCATATATTCCAATAGTATTCAGCACGTTCTTTATTGCCCATACGTTTATGATAAAAGAAGTTCATCCTAGGGTGTGTGTGTTCTTTTTTATTATCCCATTGTGCAGAATGACGATCTCTGTCTAACTGTCTATATAGTTCAGGATTATCTAAACGCCCTGTATACATGCCAGTCTTGTAGTTGGGATTAGCTTTACCACCAAGTGAATTTCCATGTTCCTCAACTAGATTTGCAAACATTTTATTATTAACAACATCAAATTTTGCTGAGTAGTCTATACAAACCTTTTTAAAATTGTCTTGGTTGTCACTCTGGTAAAGTATTTCAGTTGTTACATTATTGCCGTGCATCTCTATGTGCCGGCGCCAATAAACACCAGATCCCTCATATTTGTATGGATTTCTAGTTGTTTGTCCAAGATACTTCATACCTGTAACATTATGTGTTTTAAGATATAAAATCATTACATACTTTCTTCAAACGGAATACTTGCCAAGTTTTTGCACTTTGCTTCTACCATAATGTCAAAGTCATTACGAAACGTGCTAGCCCATTCATTGACTGCCGTATTCCACATGTAGTCACTGTGCGCTCGTAATTTTGCTTTCTTAAAGCCCTGTTCTAATAGTCTTTGGAAGTCAGGCTTTTGATCCATTGGATGATCAACCAGCAAGTCTTCACGACTGACGCTGTAGTGCATACTAGGACGTACACCACGCCAACTGTCAATAATACGTTTACAGCGATCGTCAGTTCTGTCAATGTATTCTCCTCCACTGTGACACCAATGATGATGTATATCCAACACCAATGCAACATCGTTTTCTAGTTCTAGGCTAGCTTCGAGACCCCAGGCGTTTTCGTCGTTTTCAATAGTGATACAGTTTCGTGCTTCTGTAGACAGTCTTGGAAGGACGGCTTTGATACCGGCTGGACCTTGACGTCCTGAGATGTGGACGTTACACTTGAAGTCTTGCCACTTTTTACCGTAACCCACCCACCTGATGATATCCGCATGATACTCGAACTCCTCTATACTTCTATTTACTATTTCTGGATTGTCACTTGCCAATACAGTAAATTGACCAGGGTGCATACTCACACGCACATCAAGTTTACGTGCTAGCTCTCCCACTTGCGCCCAGCCTTTGGCTGCGGCATCTCGTACATCGCTCTGTTTGTAAAACCAAGCCCAGTCATTGTGTGTATACGCAGGCATCATATTACTGCCCAATCGTACCATACGCTGACCTTGTGGTAAGTTACCCACATACTCAATCAGACGATATGCATTTTGCCAGTTAGTATCCAAACAAAACCACAGTTTATCTTCTGCTACTGATTGCTTTTGATTGTTAAGCCATGTGATAGTAGTACTGCGTTCACTGTAAGCACCTTGTACTTCTTTAAGTATTTTTGGCTTTTGTGTCTGGTCTGGGTGCATGTACTTGCATGCAAATCCTACACGCTGTACGTTTTGATTAAACATATGATTGCAACAAATTAGTAGTTTGTTTTGTAGTAAAGGTATGTGTAAATTTACTAGGGAAGTTTGCACGGATTGCTTGCTGTTGCTTGCGTGTATAAGGCACAGCAATGAACGCATCTGAGCCGAATACTTGCTGTGCAAGTTGGTACTGCGATGCTGTAATTTTTTGTGCAAAGTTGAAAATAGTTAAACCGGGTTCTGTGACTAGATAATTCATAAGTGTCTCCTAACAATATACTACTATTATACGGTAAAGCGTCTTGGTTGTCAACTAAAAAAGTAATTTTTTTACATTAAATGAGCACTTACTGGATATTCTCCAAAGAATGAACGGTGCATAACTTTTTCTGATGAACGATTTTTAGTTTGCTTTAAAATACGCTTTGCAAGATCTTTTTGCTTTGCGGTTCCTGTGATTGGACGTACACCTCGTTCCTCACACATGGTTGCGATTACTGTTAGCAGTGTATTGGTTTGTGTTGAATTACATAAGTTTGTAAGAAGCAGTGCATAGGCAAGGTATGCTACTTCTACTATATTTTTTGCTTTGTTTTTTGGGCACATATAATAATATGTTAATCCTCCTCCACGTGGTAGTTGACTAGCACGATACAAACCTTGTACACGGGCTTGTAATTCTTTTGCACGAAATTCTTTTTGAGATGTAGTTAGCATTATACGCTCCTGAGTAAATTTAGCTTATTTACTGTATAGCGTAAATTTTACAAGATGTCAAGAGGTTTAATTAAAAAGGTGACGGTACTTTGTGTAAAAATCCAATGCTTCTGTTTTAGTCATTGTTGGATATTTGCGATATGCTTCGCTTAAATTATCCCAATCACGCATTGCTGGATGACTTTTTTCTTGTATATTTAGGCGTGTACCATACCGCCATCCGTCCAAGTTCTTTGCTTCCACCCAACGGTTGTGCAAAAACTTAGCGGCTTCAAGTTGTATATTCTGATGTACTTCATCTTCCATTTCGATATCAAATGGGTGTTGAATGTCTGCATCTGGACGATACAAGTTACTTGTTTCTATTTCATAATCATTATCATAACGCATGTCCCATGCACTTACAATAAATTCTGCTTCACGAGCAATTAAGTCTCTGCGTAGCTCTACAATGTAGACGTAGGGGAAGCCTTCATCCCCTACTTCTTCTTCCACTTCCAACATATCGTCAAGTGAGTCATCGTCATCAACCACTACAGTATTAACTGGTGCAAACCGCATTACGGTGTTGTACCAAGATACCATTTGTGTTTCTTCTAATTCTTCACTTGTCAATAGTCGTATATAATGCATTGTTATGCCCTTTTTCGTCTAATAATTACTGGCTCATCGTCTGCTTCAGCTTCAACTGGTGTCACTGATGTACTGCTTTTCTGAGTTGGCATACTGCCTGTTTGTGTTGTGTCTACTTGTACACCACTAAATTTACTGCTAGTACTGTTAACATATAATCCAAACCAAGCGGCGCCTGCGCCTACAATTACACTTACTAGACCAGCTTGTTCCATAGTTGGTGCTGGTAGGTCCTGGAACCAAATTACTGTCTTATACAGTAGGTAAATGTACATTGTAATAAATGCTCTTGGGAATAGTCTCCATCTGCTAAAGTACTCCGGTGCTGTCCACCAAATACTGTTTGTGTTCATAGTTTCTCTCCTCTACTAGGAGTATTTATCAAGTCTTTGTGACCAATGTTAAGTTTACAAACGCTGTCCATTTAATAGTTTTACCATTTTCGCCACTTACTCTAATACTTAAACAATCAGTTGCATCGTCTGCGGCTATCAGTGCATACCAAGAATTAATACTCTCGCCAATAATTTCTTCCACTGGATTAGTTAGTAGTGTTGTGCTTCCACTATCATTGGTAATTACACCACGTATAACATACCCTGCATGGTCATTGTTGTCTGCATCTCTCGCAATAAAACGAGCTTCCACTAATCCAGCGGTGTCAGTTGGTATATGAATCTGTCCAATTGCTGACCCTTGGTCTGTGGTTACTGCTATACTATCAATAGTAGTTGTGGTTGTGTCTATACCAAAACTTGAACTGGGGGATAATTCTGTTTCATTACCATCAGTGGTCTCTCCCCATAATACATGACTAACATTTTTACTGGTGGCCATTGTACTGTTGTAAATGGTAAAGTTATCAATTGCATCATTGATATCAGTTTCAATTCTAGTCCATTCGTTGTTGTATACCCATACTGAGCCTTCACTGCCATGCTGTAGATACATGTCTCCGTTAACTGCTGATAATGCGGGGGTAATTGACCCTTGGTATAAGGTAGGTCCAGCCTTCTGAATTTTAAAAGAAGGGTAGCTTGTGCCCTTCAGGTTCTGTGTTACTGCCATTTTGTACTCCGTTCAGTGTTTCCACTGTCAGTCAACCTAAGGTTGCTGTCGATAAGTATCACTTATGTTTGTATTTATTAAAAAACAAAACCCACCAATGGTGGGCTTGTTATCTTGTCTATTTGTATGTCTTATCTCCAGCCAAGTTCTTATCTAAAACTGGTCTGACTGTAATCCGATTACTGTCAAGTTTATAATAATGTGATAGGTTGGACTCTGTGAATACCAACAACCCTTCTGTAGAGCCACGCTCAAATCCGGGAACTTCATATTAAACAGTTACGTCTAAAAATACAACTTCGTATCTCTACGCTCTTGCATTGCCACCACAGCTATGAATCAAGTTACGACCTCTACGGACCGCCATTCCTTGCACTATCTAACTTAGGATATCTCCTAACTTATGTCTTTAATATAATACATCCTAACACTAAAGTCAAGCCTTTTTTTAAAAAAAGTCAAAAAAATAGACGCACTAGGCGCCTATTTTAATTTAACTAAAAATTACGTATTATACGTTATCTTTGAAGTCACAAACTGCTGTTACAGTGATAGCTGCAACTGTGCCTGCAACGTCAGCTGTCTGCTGAATTGCAAAGTGTACTGTTCCACCGTGTGCGCCGTCTGCGCCTGCTACTGTACCTGTTGCGCCGAAGCCTTCGATGATTGCGTCATACTCAGTCTGGTTTGCTACTGGTGCTGATACGATTTGTGTGCGTCCGCCAAGTCCGTTACCTGCTTGACCTTTTGCTGCTGTTGTTAAAGCCATAATAATTCTCCTAAAATATGGTTCTGCGCCTATTGCGCTTACTTTTATTTATGCTTTTTTATTAAAAAGCCTAGTTTAATCTAAAATGTATGTTAACATTACATATCCAGCACCACTGCCTGAGTTTGATACTGCTAAGATAGTTTGTGTACTGTTTACATAATGATGCATTAGATCAATTTGATAAATTCCAACTACAGTTGGATCTATCTCATCTGCTGTTACTAATGCGTCTGGATCAGATGCATCTCCAACAATAATTGATGTTGATGCTTGATACGCTGATGTAATTGATACTTTTACACTTGTAACTCTTGCGTTTGCTGGTAAAGCTGCACCAATTGATACAGAACTTGAATTAAATGCTACTTGTCTAGAAGCTTCTAAGCCTTTGAGTTCGGTTACATCTGTCCAAACATTAGCACCACTATTAGTGGTAATAACTTGTTGATTGTCGCCTGTGCCTGTGCTGATCTTTGTAATAGGTAAAATACCTGATACACTGTTGGCTAAGTCAACTGTTCCGTAACTTAAGACACCGTTGGCGTCAACACGTAATACAGTGTTGGCTGCACCAACGCTTAGTTCTGTAGTGGTGTTACTTGTTAAGTTACTAAGATATATACTCTGGTCAGCAAATGCACTGGCATCTGCACCAAAACCACCACGTGAACGTAGTAGTGTGTTTTGTGTAGCATCTGCTTCATTTAAACTGATTGCGCTCCAATTGGCTGTGCCGCCAGCGCCATCACTTACTAATGATTGGTATTGTGTTGTGCTACTTTTAACCGACACATTGTCGTTGTCAATATGTGTGGTTGTTCCATCTGTTCTAACATATATTTTATTGCCGGATTTTCCAAGGCCGTCATCTGCATATATGCCAGTAACACGACTAAACTGTGCAAATAAAATGTCGTCTGTTTTTAGTACGGCTGTGGCTTTTGGTGATGTTACAACCCATCCACTGTTTTCCCATACTGTACCGCCTATCACAAATACAAATGTACCGCCGCCGATTTCGTTTTGTGTTCCTGCTATATCATTGTCTGCGTCAGCTGAACGGGTTAGCTCACCTGCGGCAAATACAAATATACCATTACCAACTGCGTCAGCACCAGTAGCATCTTTAACTAATACACGGTCGTTAGTTGTTAGTGTTACACCGTCAATTACGCCGCCACTTAGTGTCCATTTATCATCATTAGTAATGTATGTTAAGTTTAACATATCATTAACTATGGGTCCTGAAACGTCACCGTCTATGTTTGTTGTTATTGTGTTTGTTGCCGCAACAACTGCTTCCTTGGGGTCAAGTCCTTGTGCTACGCTGTCAACATAAAATTTTGTAGCCGCATCGCTATCATTTACTGGTTCAGCAACTCGAGCATTAACTAAACTTGAGTCAGCTAAGTTGCGTACAAGAAATGCGTTCGCTGATTGGTCAAACTTAATACGTCCGTTGCCCTTGCCGAACTGAACGTTTTCGTATACACCTGCTAGCCCAAACTGTTTAATAAGTGCCATTTTTGCTCCTAATATCCTCTATACGTATTTATGCATAGGTGATCAAAACCTCTGCTTCGCCCACAGTGGCTGCACCTTTATTCAAAAAAGCACTAACATGAATTTCCGATGCTTCATTGTATAAATGATTTGGAAAACTGTAGTATGTTCCTACTTCACTGAGATCGTTCTCATCTGCGGTCATATGTCTTGTAAAATTATTATTATCGCCCACTGTTAATGTAGCGCCGCCATTAAATGCTGTGGTAACTTCAATACTTACATTGAGTACTCTTACATTATGGTCTACACGATGTATATTAACTGTGTTCATTCCGTTGTGTGTTACTATAGCCTTATAACTGGTTTGACTGTCTGCACCACCGCCATCTTGTGTACTGAGTGCTTTCCATCCACCGCCCTGATAAATGTAATATGCCCATTCGCCTGGCCCTAGTGGATTACCACTGTCTATAACAAATGCTGTATCTCCTGGCCCTGGTGCTAGTGCAAGTAATTCAGTTTGATTTCCTACTATAAATGCCTGTGTTGAACTGGTATTGTCTACTAGTCCACTGGCAAAAAATACTGCTCTGTGATCATCAATAACAATGTATACTGGGTCAGCAGTAGTACTGGCTGCTTGTGCGCTGTTGGGGTCTAAGTGATACAGTTGTCCAGTTGTGCTTGCTGGGTCTACAAAATAAAGAGTACCAGGATTGCCGCCCAACATAATGTCTACAATTGGTCCAACTGTACGCATACGGAAGTGATCGTCTGTTGGCCATTTTGGCTCTTCAACAATACCAATAATACGTTTGGTCATTGTAGCATCAGCCGCTGTATAATCAACAGCTTGATACTGTCCAGTATTGTTTAAAACAACTGCTTGTTTCTTTGCAAGCCCATGTCCGGCTTGTTCAATAGTTAATGTGTCTCGTTTTTCACGCAGTAAAAATCTGCTGAGTATTTGTGTAGCAAACCCACGACTAAATCCTGCTGGCAATACACTTGGTAATGGGAACAGCACTGGCATTTGGTTTTCTATTTCAAAACATATACCAGGACCTTCCAGTATACTTCCGTCACCAAACTGTGTTTGATCCATAAGTGCGTTGAGTCTATCTTCGTCACTTGCTAAACAAACAACTGTACTTACATTGGCACTTTCAATTGCATCAATACGTAAAATTAATCCATTGGCACCAGTGGCAACGTAGTCGCCCACTGCAATGTTTCTGCCGTCATACTGAAAAGGGACTGTACTTTCAACACCACTGTGTAGTTGTGCATTGACGTTCATTTCTAAACGCCACTGTTTGGCATTGCCATCAATATCTTTTTGTGGAGTGCTTGCAGCCCAGTATGCTGTTATTCCTTGTACTTGTATCCCAACACTCAGTAACTTTGGTGGATTAAGATTACTCATTTTAGAACACCAAGTTTACATATGCATGTTGGTTAACGTCTGCTCCAGCCACAGAGGATATAAGTTGTATCTTAAATGTAGTGGTTGGATTTGCACCATCAAGTAACACTTGATAGTTACCGGTTGGATAACGTAATTTATATTGATTGTTTGTGTTGTCAAAACCAAAATAGGTTACACTTTTTGGCCAAGTATTAAAACTGTGTATTACAGTAAGTTCGTTACCAATTCTGGAAACAGTTAAATCTGCCGGTACTTGACTAAATGCTTCCACACTGCCATCCTGCTCAAATGTAACTTTAAATATTCTTGTATTAGCAGTAGTTGTACTCCACTCAAGTCCGCCAGCACCACTCATTAAGAATGAACCAGTTGCACCTGTTGTTAATGTACTTAAAGCACCGCCATTAACTTGCACAAGTTCGCCTTCATCGCCGGCTGCAAATCCGTAGTTTGGAGCAATTGTAATTGTGTTATTGGCTGTGCTTACACTTAGTTGTCCAGATACATCAATGCTGTTAAACGCTAAGTCTGCGCCCGTCTTTGCACTGAATATAGACTGCCCAGTACCTAAGTTACTTGCTGTATTAATTTCTGCTGTATTGTTAAATTCTATTTCATCGCCATTGGTTGTAATAGCAAGGTTACTGCCTGTTGCAGTTAATGTACGAAATTGTAGTATATTATTGGCTACGCTTTTGTATACTTCTTGACCAGCACCAACATTATTACCTGTGTTGAGTAAAGCACCGCCATTAGCGAGACTAATTGTAACATCTGTACCAGTGCCAGTAATATCTAAATTGGCACCAACCTTTAATGTTTTTATAATTTGTGTATGGTTACCAGTACCAGTTCTAGCACCAATTAATGATGTACCAGTAGCACCGTCACCTGCTTGAAAGGAAGTAACCGCTGGATTACCGCCGATACTTAAATCGGAATTTATAAAATTACCCTGTGTGGTGTTCCACTGTAAAACTTGATCGTCAGTTAATGTTGACCTGTCAAGTTTAATGGACGGGACTGTTTGTGCTGTTATTGTTGAAGAACTCGCATAGATTGCCATACTACATTTACCTTTATCTTTTATTAGTAGTATTTATGCCTATACGTTCAAAAGTATTTGGTCAATTCGGCCATGTGCCACTTGAGAATACGAACCAGCACCTAAATGACTACGATCAATTTTCGCTCTTAAATAAATTGCGTTTACACGGAACGTAAATCCGTCTGTACCAGTGTCTCCAACTGAGCCTGTTGGCACTGCACTGTTTACTGGATACTGTTTATACGTAGTACCTGACGTTAAATATATTGGAAACCAATCTTGCTCAGTTGGTGTTGTGGCCAATGTGCCTTCGATATAAACTCTTCCAACAAAATCATCAAATTTTACACTTACTGTGTGTAAGCCGTCAGTATTACCATAAAAGGCATCAGCCTTAATATTGTCGCCTTTATAGCTTAATTCTGCTTTGTGTGTTAACATTGTATAACTGACGTTGCTCATCTCTTATTCCTTAATGATCTCTACAAGTGTACCTTCACCTGCCAATTCTTGTACGATAGCTGATAGCTGATCAAGTAGACCTTCGTCCAGTGGTGCTAATATTTGCTCATCGTCTCTAACCAGTCTACTGGCTTTAATTACTACTGTAGTTTCTGCAATTTTTGCCATAACCTTCTCCTTAAATAACTATAGTTATTTATCTGTTACAGGTCCTGTTGTAATATCACTTCATATTCATGCAATGTATCACCGCCCACCATCATTTTATACATTACATAATCTTCCTCATCAGCAAAATATATACTAACAACATGCCATGAATTAATTTTAGGTCGATAGTGCCAATTGGCAATATTAGAGTAGTTGCTGGATGGCTTCATATTACTAACCCATGCTTTGGACTGTTCAGCTTCCATATCCCTTATAAGTTTGTAGTAATTACTGCTTACTTTGACATTTTCTATTGGTGTGTTTTTGAGATATTGAGATAACACTGGTAATATTTCTTCTTTAAACACTGTATTGGTGTTATACGCAACCTTAAAGCGATACTTCCTGTAATACAACTGTGATTTTACTATTGCTTTACGATTGGATAATAATACATCCAAATGTTGATCGTTTTTAGGACCATCAATTAATAATACATCATCACTCATTGTGTTTAATATACGGCGTACTATACTACTGTCACTCAAATACAAATTAAAGTTTTGCTCACGTCTAAAGCGATATTCAATATCCAATCGATCCATTAGTTTGGTTATTTTGTGTTGTTTAGCAACTAGATTCATGTATTCACGCTTTATTGCATATAAATCGTCACTATCACGATACTGCCACATGGAGATACTACGTAAACTAATGTTGTATGCAAATTTTCGATAGAATGCTTTGTTGCTCAGTGTATACTTAACACCTGTTTGTTTACAAAGTTCTCGTATATTATCGATATTCAATTTGCACTGTGTCATTATTGATGTCTACTTGAATATCACTAAGTTCCGAATCGTCGAACAGCATTTTACGTGCAAGTGGCTTCTTGATATTTTCATTAATCTCACGTGCCATTGGTCTTGCACCCATTGTTTCACTAAATCCACGATCACTCAACCAATCAGTTACTGCTGGTGTCCACGTTAATGTAACACCACGATCCTTGACCATATATTTTAGTTCATTAAGGAATTTATCAGTAACTTTGTTGATGTGTCCACGGTCAAGTTTATTAAACTTAACAGTAGCATCCAACCGATTGCGGAACTCTGGGCTAAAGAAGTTTTTAACTGCTTTGTCTTGTGCAGTATCATGTTTACCACCACTAAATCCAATTACATTCTTTTCACTGTCAGCGGCGCCCAAGTTACTGGTTAGGATAATAACAGCATTTCTAGCACTCACTGCTTTACCGTCACTGCTTGTCACCATGCCGTTGTCCATTACTTGTAACATAACGTTTAGTACATCTGGGTGTGCTTTTTCTACTTCATCAAGCAGTAATACACAGTTGGGAGTCTTTTCCAACTCATTAATAAGTTGTCCGCTACCCATTTTACCATCACCATGTCCAACATAGCCAGGAGGTGCACCAATAAGTTTAGCAACAGTGTGACGTTCCTGATATTCACTCATGTCAAAACGTACAAGATGCATATTAAGTAATTCACTAATTGCTTTTGCAGTTTCAGTTTTACCAACACCAGTAGGTCCAGTAAACAAGTAAGTGCCAACAGGCTTGTCTTTGCTTTTTAGTCCTGCTTTACTGATATAAACAGCATCCGCCAATAAGTCAATTGCTTCGTCTTGCCCAAACACTCTATCACGCAGTTTTTGTTCGATATTAATCATTTGTGTTTCACGCTTCTTGACATTAACAACTGTGTCTAGTGGAATACGTGCAAGTTTACTAATCTCATATTTAATTAAGTCTTCATCAATAAGACTTTTGCGTTTACCTGTTTCAGTTACACGCTGACGAGCAAATGCGCTGTCAATAACGTCAAATACTTTGTCTGGCAACTTTTTATCATGTAGATATTGTACACTCAAGTCTACAGCCGCTTGTATTGCTTCTGGACTAATCTGTAAGTTGTGATATGTTTCGTATGTTGCAATACTCTGTGTCACAATCTCACGTGCTTCACTTGGTGTTGGTTCAGGTACATCAATCTTATAAAAGCGTCTTGCTAAAGCACGATCTTTCTCAAATTTTTCGCGATATTCTTCATATGTTGTACTGCCTACACAGTGTAGTTTGCCTTTTTGTAGTGCTGGCTTCAGTAAGTTAGCAACATCCATTGCTCCTTGTCCTGCTGACCCTGCGCCCATAATCATGTGTATCTCATCAATAAACAAGATAGCATCATCACGTGTTTCCAAGATATCCAGTATCTCTTTCATACGTTCTTCAAAGTCTCCACGATATTTTGTACCAGCCAATAATGCACCGATATCCAAACTGTATACTGTGTGTCCTTGAATAGTTTCTGGAACATCTGCTGTTACAATACGATGTGCCAGTCCTTCAGCAATTGCAGTTTTACCAACACCAGCATCGCCCACTAATACAACGTTATTCTTTTTACGTCTGGCCAGTGTTTGTGTCAATAAGTCTACTTCTTCTTTACGTCCAATAAGTGGATCTAATTTGTTTTGTTCTGCTTCCTTGTTTAAGTTAACACAGAACTTACGCAGTACTGCTTCTTTTTTATTGCGTGGGTCGTTGCTGTCTAGTTCAGCCTGATCGTTTTTGTCTGCCAAATGCTCTAGTAATGATTCACGTGTTACAAAATTGTTTGCGCAGATGTATGTTGCAAAACTATTCTTTTCGCTCAGGATACTCAACAATACATCCACTGTTGTAAGTTGTTGACGTCCGTTAAACAGTGCTTGTGTAAATGCACGATTAAATACACGTTCCAGTGCCTGTGTTTTAGTTGGGCGTAGTGTACCTACAACTTTAATTTCTTCTAGTTCTGTATGACAATATGCATACGTATGATCGCTAATCTGAAGTGGGTCACCTCCCAAGTCAACAATCACATCAATGACATCCTGATCTTCTAAAATCACACATAATACATGCTCGAGAGTTACATACTTGTGACTAAACTCTTCTGCAATTTTAAATGCTTTTGTTACCATTAATTCTAAACGTTCGTTTGACATTATTTTATTTTTCCTTATTGAGGTCGCTTATACGTATATTTACATCAGATACGGCAGGAATAACTACGTTTATTGTTACTACTAAATCTCCAGTACGTTTTGTGTTGAGTATTGGAAATCCTGCTTCTGGTATACGCAACCGTGTTCCTGGTTGAGTTCCGGGTTTAATTTTTAATTTATATCTACTATTGTCGATACTGTTGACCTCCAGCTCACCGCCTGTCATAGCAGTGTAAAGATCTATACTTTGTTTTATGCAACAGTTGTTTTCTTGTCGTACATATAATGGGTGTAATTGTTCTACTACTGTAACATATAAATCACCAGATGTAAAGCCTTTGTGTGTAGTTTCTCCACATCCACTAAATTTAATTCTTTGTCCGTGTTTGATGCCGGGTGGGATTTTTATATGTACTGTGGTTTTTCTGTCTGCGGGCAATGATATCTGTATGTCTTTATTTACACCTAGACAGATCTCTTCCATAGTAATGTTGTAATTTATATGTATATCTTTGTTTGGATTCATTTGTGGTTGTGGTTTACGAAATCCAAAATTAGCAAACATATCTTCAAAACCGCCCATGCCTTGGAATCCATTAGGTCCAAACCCCTGTGGATATTCTTGCTGTGGGCGATTAAAGGTGTCACGATCTTCCTGTGTACGGATCTGACGATAGGCTTCATTAACTGCCTTCATCTTTTCCTCACTTCCGCCTTCACGGTCAGGGTGATGTTTGTGCGCTAGTTTACGAAATGCACTCTTGATATCTTTGTCTGTGCTGTTTCGGTCTACGCCGAGTGTTGTGTAAGGATCTGACATATTACAACGAGTTTAATCGATTGTGACAGCATTGTCAAGTGTTTCTTCTGCCTGTTGGTAATATTCTTCATAAGCAACAATGATTGCTTTTTGTTGCTGAACTAAAGCACGTATATCACTGAAGTTTAGTCCTAAGTTACTGTAACCGTCTCCAGTTAGTACAAACATAGCCAACGGCTTTCCGTTTGTTGTGAGTTGACTGATCTTCTCATCTAGATTATCCTGATTGATAACTACCCAATCCACTGATCGCATGTTAACTTGATCTACTGGAGGTAAAATGAGTTGTGGTTTTTCGACAGGTTTTGCGCTGATTTCGACAGTTTGTGGTAAGCTACTGCAACTCGCCAGTAATATTACCAGGCCAAAGCCAAGGACACTCTTTGTTAAATTGTTCACCGTTTTCTGCATTTGTTTCTTTCTCCGTTAACTGTGCGCCACTTAGTATTTCAAAGCAACGTCCAGCATTGATGGTACCATTGTTAATCGCTCGTTCAATGCTGTCTGGTTTTTCACTTGCAATAAGACCTAAATCTAGGTCAGACAGTTTATCTCTAAGACGATTATTTTGCTGACGAATGTCTGCATATTGTTCTTGTATTTTAGTATTTTGTTCTAGGACTCTTGTATAGTCTGCTTGTAACGAAGTTATTGCTTCTTCGTTTAATTGTATTGCTGTATCAAGTTTAGCATTGTTTGCTGTTAATACTTGGATAGTTGCTTGACTTGAGGTATAATACCAATAGCCTAATCCACTCATTGCCATAATTACAACCAGTAATGCCGCTGAAATTTTATATCCCATAATGGTCTACCTTATTTGTGTCTATAAACGATACGGCCTTTGGATAGATCATAGGGTGATAGCTCTAAGTCTACACGGTCGCCCAACAATATGTTTATGTTAAATTTACGAATTTTTCCACTGATAAGTCCAATAATAATATTATCGGTATCTTCAATCTTTACCTTGAATGTTGCATTGGGCATGCAATCGATAATTTTACCAGTAACCGTAAAGATTTCTTCTTTGGCCATTTTAATATTTAACTAAAAAGTCCATGCGTTCTGCGATCTCCTGACCGGCTGTCTTTTCAAACTTCTGACGATACATCTCTGGATCAGTAATAATATCTCTAGTAAAACGTTCCTCATCAAGTGTACGTGGGTCATCAAGTTTGTATCCAGTGTATTGCCATTCACCAGCATCACTGGTAATTTTATTAATGTGTGACAACATACCAGATATTTTTTCATATAAATCTTTATTACGTTGGAATTCAACAAACACTTTGTACTCGCCGTCCTGATTGGGTGCAGGGCTAGCTTCAACATCCAAATGCTCATTTACACCTGTTTCAATAAAGTTACTTAAATCTTTGGCTGGCTTCTCATATTGTACAGTAAGTGCTACCACAACAGTATCTGCGTTTTCGCCAATTTTAGGTTTATACTGGTCAATACTAACTACACTATTGACTAGTCCTTGCATTTCTTCGTGGGTTAATCCCTCAAATATCTTGGTCTGGGTCATTGTCATTTTTTAAAGCCTCTTCGCTATCTAGTCCTTGTTCGTAAGCATCACTAACATCACTCATGTCAATTTCAACGCCGTTAACTTCAATTTGCTGACTTTTAAATTCGTCCACAAAGTGGCGTGGCATCACGATACGCACTAGCCAAACATCTTTTTCAATTTTCTTAGGCTTACGTTCGCCTCGGTCAGTTGTTTCAAGATCATCTGGTGTTTTAATTTCTTTACTTACAATGTATGTTTCTTTCTGAAAATACACATAGCAACCATGTTTGGTAAGTCGTAACGAACCTTCTGGATCTGGCATGAAATCTCTAGGATACATCACTGTGGCTTCAATCCAATAGCGACTAATTTCTGGTCCAGCTACAATTTCGCCTTTGATCCAGTTTTTATAAGCATACAAGTGTAACTTGTCTAATACGCCCTCAAATTCGAGTAGCATATCTAGCTTACTATTACCGTCATAGATACTACTAATTGTGTCTGTTATGTCTTGTGGTTCAATCATTATTCATTTACCTAATTGCTGTTGTAACTATTTATACAAACAAGAAACTATTTTGTTATTTCATTATACTATCAAAGGTGTTTGACGTCAATCTGTTAAATACCAATGAACAACTTGGGCTCAAGTCTAGCAAATATAAACTACAAAAGGAGAATGACGTAGTGACTAAAAGAGCTAGAAAAACCAAATCGTTCAACAGTTCGGAGCCAATTGTTGACTTCGGGAAATATAAAAAGCGTAATTCAAGGGTAACTATTTTACCTAAAAATCTTGCACAGGAGGATTACTTGACGTTACTTGACGATGCAAATAAAAACATCGTGTTTGCAACAGGCCCAGCGGGTACTGGCAAAACCATGCTAGCAGTGCTAGCGGCGGTTCGTGCGCTCAAGGAAGGCGACTGTGAGAAAATTGTTGTAACTCGTCCAGCAGTAAGTGTGGATGAACAACATGGCTTTTTGCCCGGTACTCTACTAGAGAAAATGGCACCATGGACTAGACCAATCTTCGATGTACTTGAAGATTATTACACTCCAAAAGAAATCACAACAATGATTGAAGAAGGCATAATTGAAGTTGCCCCATTAGCATATATGCGTGGGCGGACTTTCAAAGAAGCATTCATTATCGCAGATGAAATGCAAAACGCCACACCAAGTCAAATGAAAATGTTGCTAACACGTATAGGTGTTGGTAGTCGTATTGTTGTGACAGGAGACTTAGCTCAGCATGATAGGGGGTTCGACAACAATGGGTTAAAAGACTTTATGTTCTTACTGAAAAAAACCGACACACAACGTATCGGCTTTACTGAATTTAACCGGTGTGATGTGGAAAGACATCCTGCCGTGTCTGAAGTATTATCAATTTATGGAGACGAAAGTATTAACTAAACGTATTACAAAATAATATCACAGACTTGAGCCCAATTGTCGACGTTAGTAATTCGTTTATCCATAAACCCAACATTATGTTCATGATTTATAAGGATCGTGTTCAAACCAAGGTCTGCACCCAACTGTGCATTTTCTGGCTTATCTTCAAGCCAATAAAGTCCTGTATCTTTGTAGGGTGCAAGTGCTTCATCTTTGTCTGCACCAGTATCCAAACACACAACATCATTAAACACATCTTGGCCAAATATCTTAGCCAAGTTCTCCTCCCGTAGCTTCTTTGCATACGGATCTAAACTTAAACTAGTAATACAAGTAAATGTGTATCCAGCTTCAACTAGCTTGGCAACACCGCTTCGTGCATCTCGTAAAGCAGGCAAACAGCACATCCAAGCACTCTGGTTAAATTCTTTAACTAATTTTTTGCATTCTGCTTTGGAAATGTCATAAGCAACTTCCATTTCATAAACACCTTCAACAACTTTTTTATATCCATTGTCATACATCCAATCATGGAAACTATTTTCCCAATCGAGCAGAACACCATCGCAATCTGTTAAAATTATATTTTTCATCTTTTTCATCTTTTCTTTCATATTTTCCTCTTTAGTCCTTCTTAACATATATGCGTAATATCCTTCATACATTATAACATACCTTAGGCAAACAATTTGCCCATATTTTTAAACACAACATTGTAAGCATTCACTTCAGCTTCATACCACTCATAAAAGTCATCATCTTCTTCAAAGCGGTCACTACCACTGGCATGCTCTTCCCAAACACGGTTCATAGCGTTCATACCTTCAAGAGCATCGCCACGACCAAAGTTTTTAATTGTATTCCAAGCACTAGTAAAATCTACTGTTTCTTGGTAAAAGCTAGGGATTCTAAACATTGTGTATTCCTTCTTTATTAACTATACTTACAGTATATAGTAAAACGTCTTGGTTGTCAAGCCTTTTTTTAACTTTTATGACCAATCCATTTCAACTTCTTCTGTTGTTTCACCAGGGTTAACAATCTGTCCATTAACTTTGATAGGGTTAGGACCGTTCCAAGCATAGTAAAGACTATCACGTGTAGCAACACGTGTACTCCAACCAATGTCACGAAAGTCACCAATACAAACACTGTTGGATGAACCACTTGCATCATCAATATCAACTATACAACCTGCTGTGATATCAATTACTGCTGATTCAAACAACGTCTGTTTATCTTCTTTTGACATTACTTCAAACATATTGTTTCCTTTTTGTTAACTTATACCATCATTATAAGGTAAAACGTCTTGGTTGTCAACAGTAAAAGGCAATAAATTATAAAATATTTTGATTACTTGGAGTAAGATTGTCACCGTATTCTATTGTTTTGATATTGTGACAGTTACTACACAGTGTTACCAAATTATCTGGCTCATTGTTTTCATGGTTGCCATCAATATGATCCACTGTTAGTGCGGCACGTAGTAGGCTGTTATGCTTTTTAGGATCGCTTTCTTTATACTTGCTAACCCGTGGCAACTTAGCAGGATCAAATCCACAATCACTACATGATGTCTGACGCATCTGACTGTATGCTTTGGATGGTGTAGCCATACCGCCAAATGCAGCAAAATTACGCTGACATGGATCACAGTACTCTTTCTCACCTGGACCTTTCCACAGTGTTAAGTGACTGTTACAGCCTGGTGTTTTACATTTGCCTCGCATTGCGGCTTTCATTTCGGGTGTTGATTTACGTACCCGATCTGTTGCTTCACGAATGGCCATTATACCAAATCCTCCGCAGTAAAGTTAAATGCTACTTCAAAAGTTGGCAACTTGTGTTTAAATCCTGCTGTTTTAAGAGCACCTGCAATCCAGCTTGGCCCAACAATCGTTTGGTTACAACGGTAAGTCTTGCCCTCAATCATACGCCCTGCTTTCTTTTCGATATCACAGTGATTTTGGTATGCTGCTTGTACTTTGCGTCCTTTAACAGTGCCACTAGGAGCCCATGTGTTTTGTGTAATCTTTGACAGTACAGATGACATTTCATCTATGTATTCATCTGTAATAACAATTCCATCGTCCATACATTGACGGAAGAATACACTGAGGTTATCAATCTCCATTGCAATAAACGGCTTGTCAGCATTGCTAACTGAATGA